AGCTACGCTGCCGACTGTGGGAGGCTATGGCGCAGCTTTTTCGCCTTCTGATGACGCCATTGCGGTGGCGCATTTTAGCTCACCGTTTGTGACTGCCTACCCTTGGTCAACCAGCGGGTTCGGCACCAAATACAGCAACCCCGCCACGCTGCCGACTGGCATTACCTATTCCGTTGCCTTCGGGGAAATTTAACCATGTCTGACCGCCTCGAAATCCTGACCGCCGCGCTTGCCCACCGCAATGCCGAGGTGCTGCACCACCAGATCAACATCGAAAACTACACACTTGCACTGGCCGAGATTGCCGACAAGCACGCCGACTGCCCGCACATGGCAGAGTTCGCCGACCGGCTGCGGCACTTGCTGGAAACGAGCGTCATTGAGCAGCGCAAAGAGATCATCATGCGCGACGTGATTGCCAAGCAACTGGAGGGCTGATGTTCTACATCCTGACCAAGCCCGACAGCGCACCGGTCTATCCCTACACGCTGACCGACTTGCGCCGCGACAACCCAGGCGTTTCGTTCCCGCGTGACCTGACCAACTTCGACACGAGCGACTGGCATTGCCACCCGGTGCAGCCGACCGATGCGCCCACCGCGCCGGGCAAGGTTGCCGAACGTGACGCGCCGGAACTGGTAGACGGGGTGTGGCATGAGCGTTGGGTGCTGACCGATGCGCCTCCGCCTGCCGTGCCTGACCGCGTAACGATGCGCCAGGCTAGGCTCGCATTGCTGGGGGTGGGCCTGTTGCACCACGTCGAGCCGGCGATTGAGGCCATTGCTGACCCGGTGACGCGCGAGGCGGTGCAGATCACGTGGGAATATTCCACCGAGGTGCAGCGCAGCAATCGGTTTATTGGAACGCTTGCCGGTGCGCTGGGCATGACCGATGCGGACGTTGACAACCTGTTCCGGTCTGCCGCGCTGCTGTGATGCGCCTCGCGTTCTACAAGGGCCGGCACCGGCTATTTGACCGGGCGGTTCAGTGGTGGACACGCGGGCCGTATAGCCATGTCGAGCTGGTGTTCAGTGACGGGCTGGCAGCAAGTTCTAGCGTTCGTGATGGTGGCGTGCGCGTAAAGGCAATCAGCTTCGCGCCTGACCGGTGGGACATTCTGCCGATCGATGGCGACGAGGCGACGGCGCGGGCGTGGTTCGATGCCCATCGCGGCGAGGCGTATGACGCGGCGGGCCTGTTTGGTTTTGTGTGGCGGCCTGCTGCGGGTGCAACACGGCGGTGGTTTTGCAGCGAGGCGGTCGCAGCGGCGCTGGGCATGGGCGATGCGTGGCGGTTCTGTCCGAACACGCTGGCAGCAGCATTGGAACGATAGGGGGCCGGCATGTTTTTGGGCGGCTTCCCATTAGGCGCGCAACCTGAAGCCGGCTTTGCGGTTCGCCCGGTTGCCGCTGGTGTCACGCTTGCCCCGGATGCGGGCACGCTGGGCCTTAGCGGCAGTGTAGCGACCTTCACAGCGGCGGCCACGCTAACGGCCAATGCTGGCACGCTGGGCTTGACCGGCGGCACCGCGATCTTTGCGGCCAATGCGACGATTGCACCGGACGCGGGCACGCTCGGATTGTCGGGCGGCGTTGCGACGTTTGCAGCGGCGGCCACGGTTGCGGCTGATGCGGGCAGTTTGGGCCTATCGGGCGGCACCGGCACGCTGACGGCCAACGCCACGGTTGCGGGCGATGCGGGCACGCTGGGCCTGCAAGGCGGCGCGGTAACGATTGCGGTTGGCGTAACGCTGGCACCGGACGCAAGCACGCTCGGACTGTCGGGCATTGCCGGCACGCTGACGGCCAATGCTACGGTTGCAGCCGACGCGGGCAATTTGGGCCTGCAAGGTGGCGCTGCGACGATCACGGTGGGCGTGGTTCTGGCTGCCGACGCGGGCACGCTAGGGCTGCAAGGCGCTGCGGGCACGATCACCGCGACGGCCACGCTGGCAGCCAATGCGGGCAGCCTGGGCCTTTCTGGCGCTGCGGTAACAGTCACGGCCAACGCCACGGTTGACGCGGCGGCAGGCTCGCTTGGGCTGTCTGGCGATACGGCGACCTTTGCGACCGGCACGACACTTGCCGCTGATGCTGGCACGCTTGGCCTGAGCGGCGGCACGGCGACGATTGCGGGCGCTGCGACGGTTGCACCTGATGCAGGCACGCTTGGCCTGCAAGGTGGCGCTGCCAGCGTGACAGCGGCGGCGACGGTCACCGCTGATGCGGGCTCGCTTGGGCTGGCAGGCGGAACGACAGATTTTGCATCCGGCGTTGTGCTGACGGTTGACGCCGGCACGCTCGGATTGACCGGCACAGCGGGCAACATCACGGCAGCGGCAACGGTCGCGCCTGATGCGGGCACGATTGGGCTGGTGGGCGGCGCGGCACAGATTGCGGCCGGCGTGGTGTTTGCGCCTGATGCGGGCGTGCTGGGCCTGTCTGGCACCGGCAGCACGATCACGGCGGCGGCGACACTGGCAGCCAATGCCGGGGCGCTCGGACTGGCTGGCGGCACTGCAACGCTTGGCGCGGCGGCAACGATTGACGCGGCTGCCGGTTCGCTTGGGCTGGCAGGCGGCGCGGCAGAGTTCGGCACCGCGATCCTGTTCACGCCAGACGCGGGCAGCGTTGGGCTGAACGGCACTGCGGCAACGGTGCAGGCCGGGGCGACACTGGCGGCACAGGCGGGCAGCGTTGGGCTTTCCGGGCTGGCGGCGACACTGGCGGCCAATGCTGCTGTGCTGGCCAATGCCGGCGTGCTGGCGCTGCTTGGTGCCGAGGCGATTATCTTTGCCGGTGAACTGGCAGCCCCGGACGAACGCGTTGTGTTCCTGGCCGGGCAAAGACGAGCAGCCGGCGTTTCCGGTGCAAGGCGTGTGGTTGCATTGAGCGGCGGCAGGCGGGAGGGCAGACTATGAGCGAAGCGCCACTGTTCGCCGGCGTGCATGATCCATCGGATGTCGCCGACTATCTGATCCAGTTCGATGATCTGCTGGACACGGCAGAGACGCTGGTGTCGCAATCGGTTACGATCGACACAGCCAGCGCGGGCGTTGGTCTGGCGCTTGGCATTGGCAGTTATGCGCCGGTCGCCGTCTCCAAGGCGGTGCGGTTCTGGCTGACCTGTTCGCAACCGACCAACGCGGCGTTTGCAGCCGGTGTGCTGTGCGTTGTGACCGCGACTGTCACCACCAACGGCAGCCCGGCGCGCACGTTCCAGCGTTCGGTGCTGGTGCGCGTGGCACAGTCGGACGCGCTCAATGTGCCGCTGACACTGGCCGAGGCAAAGGCGCATCTGCGGGTTATCGACAGTGAAGAAGATGACCACATCGCCGGCCTGATCCGCGCGGCGGCTGACAAGATTGAACGCGATACCGGGCACACGCTGCGGGCACGCAATCAAACATGGGCCTATGATGGCTGGACGCAAGGCGGCACCGGATTGCCGCTGTATCGCAGGCCGGTCAACAGCATCGGCAGCGTGGTCTATGACGCGGCAGACGGCACCGAACAGACGCTGGCCAACGACCAGGTTCGCATCCGCGAGTTTGCCGGGCAAGCGCATCTCGTCGCAAAGTTCGGCGTGACCTTGCCCGAACTGGAAGCAGTGCCGGGCTGCGTGCGGGTGACGTTCAACGCCGGTTACGCCAGCAACGGCGATGTGCCGGCCACGCTGCGCCATGCCGCGCTGCTGCTGATTGGCCATTGGTATGAGAACCGCGAGGCCGTGAACAGCGACCGCGCGCCGGTAACGGTGCCGCTGGCCTATGACGCGCTGATTGCCCCGCATCGCGTGCGTATGGTGGCCTGATGCGCATCGGCAAGCTGCGCCACCGGGTGCGCATTGAACAGCCCGCCAACACCAGCGACGGCGCGGGCGGTGAGGTAACGGCATGGGCGGCGATTGCCACCGTGTGGGCCGAAATCCTGCCACTGGGCGGGGCAAAGATTGACGAAGGCAACGTGATTAGCGTGGGCCAACAGCGTTACAAGCTGCACACGCGCTATCGGGCGGACGTGACGCCGGCTTGTCGCATCATCTGGCTTGACGGCGCGCGGGCAGTGGATCTGCGCATCGACAGCGTTGCCGATCTGGACGGGCGGCGGCGGTTTCTGCTGGTGACCGCAACGGATGGCGTGCCGACCTGATGGCCAGACGCAAGAGCGAGTTCCGGACGCGTGATCGTATCCGGGTGCGCCGCCTGCTGCAGAACATCGGGCCAGAAGCCGAACGGGAGATTTTACAGGCCTACCAGCGCCGCGCGCCGGCTATCCTGGCCTATGCGCGCGGGGAGGTTCCGCCGCGCTCTGGCAGGCTGCGTAGCGCCTTGGCGTTCAAGATATTCCCCAAGACGCTGCGGTTGCGCATCGGCCTGCTGACCAAGCGCATCCAGAAGAAGTTCTTCTACGCTCACATCTTGGAACAAGGCAGGCGTGCGCAGGTGGTCAAGGTGCGGCGGCGGCGTCCGGTGTCGGGCGGCGTTGCGGTTTACATGATGCGCATCCGGGCAATCTCGAAAGACCGATACGACTTCGTGCGGGGCCGGACTGAACAATTCATGCAGCGCACCCTGGGCGAGGACGTGCGCGGCATCTTGGGCAAGGCACTCAAGCGGCTGTCCGCAGGAGGCTAATCGACATGGCAAGTGATCCGACAGCCGCGCTTGCTGCGGCGGTCTTGGCGCGTCTGTCGTCGCCGGCCATCACCTACACCGAGGGCGGCACCAACAGCGTGCCGGTTTACCAGCGCGTGCCGGATGAGCTGCTGCCAGCGGTAATCGTGGTGGACGGCGTGTCGCTGGGGCCTGCTGAAACCAAGGGCGGCAATGATCGCCGGGCGCTGGTGGACATCGTGACTGTCTACCGGGGCCGCAGCAAGGCCAGCGCACAAGCCATCATTGGCGCGGTGTTTGGCCGGCTTGAAGGCGAAAAGCTCACCGTTGCCGGCTTTACCGTTGGCGAGTGCCGCCTGCAATCCAGCGCGGTGGGCGAGGAAGCAACCGAGGCCAATCTCGTCCACGTTGGCCGGCAAACCTTTGAAATCATTATTTTGTAAGGAGCGGCACCCATGCCCAAGCTAAACGCCAACGACTATCGCCTGTTCATCGAAAGCGCCACGCCCAGCACGTTTAACGCGGTCGCGGGCCAGATCAGCGTGAGCATTGACCGTGGCGAGGTCAGCTTCTCCACCATCGACAAGGCCAGCGCGGTTGAAACCACGGGCCGCGCGATGCGCAATTATGCGGTGTCGTGCGAATATCGGCCTGACCTGCCCGATACCAACGGTCACACCCGGCTTGAGACGTTTTTCGGCACCGGCAACGCGCTCAACATCCAAGTGCGCAAGTCGCCGTTCGGCACTGGTGACAGCGTTTACACCGCCTCTGTGCGGGTGTCGGCGATGAATACCGGCGCACCGCTGAACGATGTCAGCAACATCACTGCCACCCTGACCGCGCTCGCCGCGCCGTCTGTTGACGCCCTGTCCTAAGGAGCCTGACCAATGCCCAAGCTTTCAGCCAATGATTATCGCGTGCGCATTGACAGCGCCACGCCCGGCACCTTCACCGAGGTCGCCGGCCAGATCAGCGTCACCGTTGATCGCGGCGAAGTGTCTTTCAGCGCCATCGACAAGGCCAGCACTGTCGAGGTGACGGGCCGCGCCATGCGCACCTATGGCCTGAGCCTTGAATATCGGCCTGACCTGCCCGACGCCAGCGGCCATGGGCGGCTGGAAACGATCTTCACCAGCGGCGCCGCCACCAACATCCAGGTGATCAAGATCGGCACGCCCACCGTTGTGTTCCAGTGCCAGATGCGCGTGTCTGCCATGAACACCGGCAAGCCGATCAACGATGTGAACAGCATCAACGTGACGTTTGTGCCGACTGCCGCGCCGACGACTGACGCGCTGTCATGATCGCCGACTTGAGCGCCGCGCCGGCAGGTTATGCCGGCACCATGATCGAGGCGATTGGCTGCACACCGCTTGAAGTGGTGAGCGGGCCAACGCCTCCGCCGTGGCTGGTAATCGCCACCGTTGCCGCGCCTTTGTTGTCGTTTGACGGCGATGTGCGGGCGCTGGCCGACACGATGGCAACCGACACCGCCAGCGCCGCCGATTGGTGTGCCGCGCTGACCGTCAAGCTGGCTGCAACGCCGGCCAAGCCCAAGGGTGACAAATGAACGAGCCGAACACGCGCGGCGAAGTGACGATCGATCTGGATGCCACCTACGTGATGCGCCCGTCCTATGAGGCGATTGAGGCCATCGAGACGGCAACCGGGCGCGGTGTGGTGGCGCTGGTCAACATGGCGGCGCAGGGCGAATTGAGCCTGAAGAACGCGGCCATCATCGTGACCGAGTGCATCCGCGCCTGGGGCAAGCAGCAGGCGGCAAACGGCAGCGACCAGCCAGAAGCGCGATCGGCAACCGGCGCGCGGCCTGACAAGGTGGCAAAGCTGATCCACGAACACGGTCTGGTGCAGGCCACCGAGCGTTGCGCGATTGTGCTGACGGCAGCAGCAACCGGTGGTGTGACCAGCGCGGGGGAGTGGAAGCCGGTGACGACGGAGATCCCCGTCGCCGGCTAATGGGCATCTGGACGGCTGTGTTTCATCTGCCGCCGTCATCGTTCTGGCAGGCCACCCCGCATGAGGTGTGGGCCGCGCTCGAAATCCACAAAGAAATAAACGCGCCGAGGTGACGTATGGCTGATGACGTTCAGCGCCTGCTTTTGCAGATCGACGCCAGCGCAACCTTGCTGCGGCAGGAAGTGGCCAAGGCGCGCAACGATATCGACGGGTTTGCCGATCGTGGCGCGGCCAAGCTCAAGAAGATTGACGCCGGCTTTGCAGGCATTGGCATTGCAGCCAACGCAGCGACCGCGCGCATTGCCGGCTTTGCGGCGGGGCTGCTGACTGTCGGGCAGGCAGCCAGCTTCATGGTGCGCGCCAATGCCGACATGCAACGGCTGTCTGCCATGCTGGAAGTGGCAACGGGCAGCGCCGGCAGTGCAGCCACCGCCATGTCGCAGTTGCAAGCGTTCGCCGCCGAAACGCCGTTCACGCTGGGCCAGGTGACTGAGGCTTACATCAAGCTGAAGAATCTTGGCCTTGATCCCAGCGTTGATGCCATGCGCTCGTTTGGCAACACGTCTGCCGCTATGGGCAAAGACTTGATGCAGTTCATTGAGGCTGTTGCCGACGCCAGCACTGGCCAGTTTGAACGCCTTTTGGATTTCGGCATCAAGGCCAGCAAGTCAGGCGAACAGGTCAAGTTTACCTTTCAGGGCGTCACGACGACAGTTCAAAACAACGCGGCGGCGATTACATCATTTTTGCGAAGCTTGGGCGATGAGGGTGGCGTTTTTGCCGCCAGCATGACCAAGCAAATGGACACCATCGACGGCAAGCTGTCGAACCTTGAAGACGCGGCAGGCCGGCTTGCAACGACTGTTGGCAGCATGGGGTTCAACAGCGCGTTTATTCAGACCCTTGATTATCTGTCCAACACGATGAGCGGCATGGCTGCAATGCTGCAATCGCGCGGGTGGAAGGGGCTGTTTGCATCCCACGATGACATCATGCAGGCAGCCACCCCCAAAGGCAACGCGGAGGTTCTGAGGGCCCGCCGTGACGCAGCCGCGCGAGAGCTTGATGCCGCGCGCAACGCCCGCGTGCTGGGCAAACCGCAACCGCAGATGGTGGCCAATGCTAAAGCTGCCTTTGACGCGCGCAACCGTGAATATGTCACCTTCATGCGGGCTAACGCCGATGTGGCCGATCCTATGTCCCGCTTTGCCCTGAATGAGCGCGGGCCATTTGGTGCCGCGCCCACCGCGCCCACATCCTCCACCAAGACAGCCGAGCCCAAAACCACCAAGGCCGGGCCGCAAGAGTTCACCCTTGCCAGCATGGAGAGCGGATGGGCGCTGCGGCAACTGTCGGACGCCGGCACGCCTGCCAACATCGAAATGTCCAACCAGGCGCTGCGCAGCGTGGCGGATACGATGGACGAACTGGCAAGCTATGACTTCCAGATCAACCCCATCGGCCAAGAGCAGATCGCGCTTGCCGAGGACTACGCCCGCACGCTGACCGAGGGGCTGGCGCAGGCGGTGGTGTATGGCCGCAACTTCGGCGACGTGCTGAAAGGCTTGGCGCAACAGATCGCGGCAAGCGGGCTGATCAACATCCTGTCGGGCGGCAAGCTTGGCACATCGTTTGGCGATGCGCTTGGCGGGCTTGGCAAAATCTTCGGCGGCTTCCGCGAGGCGGGCGGGCCTGTCCAAAAGGGCAAGTCCTACATCGTCGGCGAAAAGCGCCCCGAACTGTTCGTGCCAAAGCAGGATGGCTTTGTCATGCCCCGCGTGCCGGCTGAGTTCGGCAAGAGCGACGACGAAGAGCCGCGCTTGGCCGGTTTGCGTGAACAGTTGCAATCGCTGCGCCTGCCTGCCGCGCCTGAAACCAATCGGGCCGCCACCGCCATGCAACGCGACGAGACGCCTGAACAGCAGGCAACCGCGCGGCTGATGAAGGAACTGAAGGCCAAGTTCGGTGGCTTCCGTGAGACGGGCGGTAGCGTCATGCCGGGCAAAGCTTACGTGGTCGGCGAAAAGCGTCCCGAAGTGTTTGTCCCATCGACTGCCGGTTACATCATGCCGCGTGTGCCAACCGGTCAGGGCGAAGGCGGGCAGCAATCGGTGAGCGTTACGGTCAACCCGTCGCCGCTGTTCATTACCACGGTGACCCAAGGTGCGCAGATGGCAGCGCAAGAGACGCTGCGCAAGACGACGCGCCAGCGGATGCCGCAATCGGCGGGGGTGTAATCCATGCCAATCATCGACTTTCCCGCTGGCATCCCCCTGCGCGCCGTCAACTGGCGGCAATCGGGCGGTGTCGTTCGCAACCGCAGCGAGTTCACCGGCAAGACGCGCGAATTGCGCATCGGGCCAAGCGCGCGGTGGACGTGCGATCTGGAGTTCGTGCCGACGAACAGCGTGACCGCGCTCAATCTGCTGCGCGAGTTCCTGGCCGACATGGCGCAGCCCGGTGATGGGTTCCGCCTGCAAGCTGTCGAAGCCGCGCAGGCCGTCGCTCCGGTGCCGGTGACGTGCCTGGTCAATGGTGCCAACCAGCTTGGGCAAACGCTCAATCTGGATGGCCTGCAAGCCAGCGTCACGAACCTTCCTGCCGGCGCAATGATCTCTGTGCCGATCACGACCGACGACCGGCAGCTAATCGTGTTGCGTAGTGCGTTGACTGCCAATGCCAGCGGGCAGGCGGCTGCAACGCTGGCAACACCGTTGCGCGGCCCACCGGCTGATAACGCTGTAGTGCAAGTTCATTTCCCGGTCGCGGCCATGCGGCTGTCTGACAGCGCCGTGAACTGGGCGGTGTCACCGGGCGGCGTGCATGACTTCCAGCGACTGACGGCAGAGGAGTTCTTCTGATGCCGTTGGTCGATGCTACACTGACAGCCACGCCGAACGCGGCCATTCTGTTCTATGCCGACTTCCAGGATTTGCCATTGCGCGGGGCGTTTGCGCCTTGCCCGATCCACGTTCCCACCGGCCTGACCGATAGCGACAGCGACTGCGCGGGCTTCACTTTTGACGTGATCGACAGCAAGGTCATGCAGGTCGGCGCGGTCGGCCACGATGACGGCGGCACCGATACGCTAGGCTTTACGCTGCAAGCCGATCCTGCCGACACGGCGCTCATGTCGGCCATTGAGAACCCGGCGATCTATGTGGGCCGGCGTGTGCGGGTGTGGCTGGCAGTCTACAACCCGGCAACCGTGACGAGTGGCGGCGCAACCGTGACTGAACTGCGCCCGCTGTATCGGGGTTACATGACGCAGCCGACGCAAGATGCCGACGCTAGCAACTACATCATCACGATGGCGGCGGAGAATTATCTTGCTCTGTTAAGCGGCGCGCAGAACCGCACCTACGTGCAGTCCACCCTATACGATGCCGGCGATACGTCGGGCGCGGTTCGCATGTCTGGCACCACACCGGGGATGCCGGGTGGTGGCGGCAACTTCCCGCAATGGGACGCCAAGGAGCGTGATCTGTGAGAATGCCCACCCGCCATCCCGATTGGGAGCCGCGCCTTGCCGCGTGCGTGGCCGATTGGACGGCACGCGAATACAGCTTTGCATGGGGCTGCGATTGCGTGGCGTTTGTGTTGGCCGGCATTGAAGCAGTTGCCGATGAGCGCCTCACCTTTGACGGTGCCACGCCTTACCGCAGCGCGGCGGGTCAAGGGCGTTGGCTAAAGCAGATGGGCTGGGGATCGCTGCATGATGCTGCCGATGCCACGCTGGGGCCGCGCATTGCCCCGCTGCAAGCCCATCGCGGCGACGTAATCAGCGATGCCAGCGCGCTTGGCCTGATGACGGCAGCCGGGCCGATGATGTTCAGCGAGGGCGGCATGGTGACGATTGAACGCGGCAGCATTGTCGCGGCTTGGCCAGTGGGGCGCTCCGATGGGTAAGGTTCTACGTCCCA